TGACAGGTACGGAATATCAAGATCAGCAATGATTAAACTGTTCTCTATTAATGGTGAGTTGACTGTCCAGATGGCTCAATCGCTGCAAAAACCTCTAAGCTAACCCCTGCCTAAATGTTTTTAGGGGCCTTAAATCAAAGATTTGGGTGTCTTTTTAACGATATTCCATGTCTAATGGTCGCATATCCCAATATAAACTGTAATCTTTACTATATTCTTCCATAGGATCGTAATCATCTCTTGTGTATGTAACACCATCTTCTACATAACTACCTGTGTTTTGATAATCTTCTAAACGAGGTGCATCTGAATGACCTTGTTTGTCTATCCAAAATTGATTATATTCTTCAATGTCATTATCAAGTTCATCCATTCTTCCAGGAACTTGAGTTAATCCAAGACCAACTGCGGTTGTTCCTATATAACCTATTGGGTTTCTTTTCATAGACTTGCCTAAAGAACTTCCAAGATTATAAGAAGGTGTGGTTCTTCTATTCCCACCTACATTAAGAAGTCCTTTTCCAAATTCAGTTACCCAACTCATGCGAAAGCCGACAAATCTTGTTTGGGTTTAAGGTCTACAAACTCTTCCTTTTCTATAGGATCATACTTCTTGGTTTTAGGGTTGTATATAAGAGATGGTTCTTTAACCCATGCAGGTTTTTTCCCGTATAAATCCATAGCAGCATCATAACCTACTTTAGTTTTCCAATAGTCATCTGTAGTATCAACACTATAGTTACCACCATCATCTTGCTTATAACCTCTTTTTTCTGGCTCACCAGGTGGTTTGTAACCTTTAAGGCCTCTACCTTCATTATCTAGGTCTTTGGCTACATCTTTGCTATATTCTTCTTCCATCTTGGAATCTTTCATTGTAGACCCATCTGGCATTTGATGATAACCCTCTGCAATTTTCTTTTCTTTAGCAGTAGACAACATACCTTCGTCTTTAGGTTTGTTCATTGCACTTAACATTCTTTTTAATTCTGCTTTGATTTGTTCTGCTAAATCTGCAGCTGCGTGAACATCTTCATCACTCATACGCAATGGCATAGACTTGGGTTTTGATTCTCCAACTAATTTCATTTCACTAAAAGGAATAGCCAGTCCATTTGCATCAAACTTTTGTTCGTCTACATAATCTATATCACTAGGCATGTAATCTTTAAACATTCCCGCTAACAATTTTTTTTGTTGTTCTGTCATAATTATTCTTCCTCTGCTTTTTCAATAGGTCTTTTAAACAATTCTGCAATAGCAGCCCTGTCTGATGATAATGCTTTTACAATATTTGGATTTGCCCCAGGAAGTGCAATAGCTTTATCCATTAATGCTAAAGTTTTACCTAAAACTATTTTAGTTGCTCTTGTTTGTAAAGCAACTGCCGCCATAAAAGCTGTGCCTCCTCCACCAACAGCTGCCATAAGACTAGCACCTGTCATAGCAGCGGCTCCATAAGCAGTACCACCAAATGTAACTGCCATCATTCTGTTGTAATCCATTTTTAAACCAATACCACTATTAAGATTTTTCCAAACTCTTTGAATTGCGTGTTTTGCATCTGCCTGAAGAGCTGGAAGAATTAAATCTCTAGCCTTGTACATTGTACTTTGTACACCTAATAATTCTTTAACTGGTGTATTTGGTAATTTAGCAGCAACTATATCATTTAATGCAGTTCTAATAACTTTAACTGATTCATCCATAGCAGTTACATTAACAGATGCATCTAATTTTCCTGCTTTTGCATTAGTTCTTACAAAATCATCATAAGATTGTCTTAATTCAAAAACACCTAAAGCATTACCTTTGTGTTTACCTTCATCGATCATTTTAAAAATTCTTTCTAAATTTTGTCTAATAACAACTTGTTGCCCCGACTCTGCAAAAATAGGATTTGAATCTATTAAATCATCAATCTTTTTTGTTAAAGTGCTTTTAACTTCTGTCCAAGGTATGGGTGCTTTAGCCCCACCTCCAGTTTTTATAATTTCATTTTTAAGTTGTTTAGCATAATTTTCTAAAGCAACAGTTATTGCTTGACTATTTTGAGTTGGATTTGCACCATTTTTAACACCATTAGCTAATAAAGTGTCCATAAATTCTAATTCAAATTGATTATAATTTATAGTTTGTACTCGACCCATTCCTTCGTTAGTTACACGGCTTATGTTTTTATCATTAATTGCATTTTTTCCATATAACTGATGATGTAATTTGTCGTATTTATTTCTTGTTCCTTGTAATTCAGCTAAACGAACATTCTTGTCAGAACTTTTTTGAAATATAGTTCGTTCGGGTTTACCTTTTCCCCAAGGAATTAATCTTCCAGGAGTTGCAAATATAAGACCCACATCTAAAATAGATTCAAGATTCATAGCTGCTCTTGGGTTGTTTTCTTTCCAAGTAGCATACATTTTAGCTCCACCATCAATAGCTTTTCTTCCAGCTTCGGCTGTTGTTGAGTTGTTCCACCATTTTGTTAGCATTTCTGCTATTCTTTTGTCATTTTCTGATATAGCATCTGCTCCTTCGGGGTAAATCATACGAATACCACTTTCTAAAACAGAAGCAGTATTTTCAATACCATCCCATGTTTCATCAATAGTTTCAGCTATAACATTAAAACCAGTATCTAGTAAAAAACCAGCACCACCTTTTCCATAAACATGTCCAACATGCTCTGGTAAAGTAATTTCTTTATTAGCAAACATATCTCTAGATTCTTGTATCATATCAGTTCTTTTATACACACTTGCTATTGTTCTATCCCAAAAAGATTTATCACCAGAATAGCCTATGTCGTCAGTATCTACAAAATTTATTAATTCACGATCTAATTTTAGTTCTTGAAAATCAGCGTTTTGAATTAATTGATTAGTATCAGAAATATCTGATCCTTGTGTTATTTTATTTTTGTCTAAATCTAAAGTTGCCATAATTATTCCTGTGCTAAATTATCTATATATTCTCTCGTTAAATCAAAGCCATTTTTATTATGTACAGTCCATTCTTTTTCATCATAAATAACTGTATCTACATCATATTCAGTGGCAGGCCAAAAATATTCTGTTTCTTTGTAAATAAAAAATCCTGTTGGAGGTTTCATGTACAAATTATCTGTATCCCAAGGAACTGAATCTTGAATAATTTGTTCTTTTGCATAAAACTTTAATAAGTTATTTTGAACTAACTCTGGATATAATTCATATTCAGCATTCCAATTATTTATTTTTAAATTTTCTAATTGTCTTCTAATATATAAAATTCTTCTAATAGAGCCTTCATCTAAATTAACATCTCCACCTACCATAGCTTTAGCAAATTTAAGGTCATTGTCCGACAATCCTGTTCCAGCACCAAAAGCACCACTAGCTAATAATTCAGCAACTAATTTACCAGTTGTAGCTAACCATACTTCAGTCGCTTGAACATCTTTATCTTCATCACCAGAAACAGCACCAATCATTTTAGCTAGTCCTAATCTCATATTTGCTGCAAAGCCTGTAATAGGATCACCCGAATTTAAAGCATTAAAAGAAGCATCAATAGTATTAATATTTTCTGATGCCTTTCGAGCATTTTGAAATTGCTTTGATATTCCCTCACCTGCAACTTCTGAAAATGAAGCGTCAAGAGTAGTTTCTTTGGTTGTTGTTGCATGATATATAGCTGTTGCTTTTATCCAACAATCTGAATTGTTTAAATCACACCCATATGTTCCATCTTTATTATCAACAACTTTTGCAGCAGACATTAAATCTTGCATAGTTGCAGTTGGTTTATCTGGAGCATATTTAGGTGCTTCTGAAACAAATGCCCAAGTTTTAGTTTTTGAATCATATTGTTCTGTTTTTGTATAAACAATTTGTTTGCCATCTACTGTTTTTATATAATCAGTTTCATCTCTAGTAGGTGCTTTTGTATTAGCTGTTGTTGATGAAGATAAAGCATTCATACGATCAGTTTGAGCCTTATAAACATTTAATGCTTCAGTTGTCATATCACTAGCCATCTTATCGGCTCTAGCTGCTTCATCATATAAACCTGCTGTACGCAAAGCATTTCCTATAGCTGTAAAATCTTCTGGTTTTTCTGGATTAGGATATTGTTGCATAATACTGTCAATAGCGTTTTGTTTTGCTATTCTAGGATCACCCTGGCCACCTAACATGCCTGTTAGACTCATAAGTGAGGCGTTATCTCTATCCCCAAGTAAAGATGAATTGTAATACATTCCGTATCGTTTACTACCACCACCTATTTGTCCTGCCTTTTGAGCATCAAGTTCTATTTGTCTATCCATACCATATTGTGTGTCAAACATACTAGGCATTGAAAATTGTTCCGCCATCTTTATCTCCTAATTAACCGAAAATGCTTCCTAAAATAGAACCCCAAGCATCACTTTTACCTTTTGATTTCTTTGCAGCTTCTAGTGCTTTTAAATCGTACATTGCAGTTGAAGCATCACTAACACCTAACATATTTGCTTGTGTGTTAGGAGTAGGCATAACTTTCATATTGTTAGCTATAGCACCCAAATCGCTCATTGATGAAATATCTTGTCTTTGTCTGTTCATAGCACCAGTATAAAGGCCTTGTGCTTCATTAAACGCTTCAGATTCTAATTGCATATTTCTTTGACTAATAGCATCTTCACCTGCTCTTTGGCCGTAATATTTAGCAGTTGTAGAAGCACCAGTATTTTGTTCTCTTTCTAATCTTCTTGCTTCAGTAAGTGCATCACCTTCAGCATAAAGAGATCTTTTCTGGTCAAACCTTCTTTGTGTCATAGCATCTACACCACCTGCACCAAGAGCATCTGCTTCAGCACCAAATCTTTTTTGTCTTTCAAACATGGCATCGTAGATAGATTGGTTTTCATCTGACAATGCTGTAGTAAGCATGTTCTTATCTCTATCCCAACGAACAGTACCACCTACGCCAGTTACATCTGGGGTTGATCTTTCCCAAACTCTTTTATCTAATTCGTTTTGATAATCTAAATCCATTTGGGCAAATTCAGAACCTCTACTACCACCACCACCAAAACCAGGAAATTGAAATCCACTACCTCTTCTGCCTTTTGCGTACTTTCGACCTTGTTGTCCAAATCTAAAATCTGATTCGTAATTATTTGTTGGGTATCTATTTGTACCTTGTTGATTGCGTTTTTGAGCAGCTGTTAACGCCCCTGTTGGTTTCTTATAACCTACAGTTTTATCTGCACCAAATCTATCGTATGCCATTTTTATCTCCTAATTAATTGTACAAGGTATACCAACCTGTTATTATATATTTATCACCAGTGAGAGGTGGATTCCCTCGGTGCGTGTAATTAAATTGTGCAGGAAAAATACATATATCTCCTTGCTTTGCCTTAACTCTTCTACTTTGATAAAGAAATTCTGTTTCTCCACCTTCTTCTACATCATTTAGATATATAGTCCAAGCAAGAACCCTGTCTGCTGTATCAGGAGTTTGTTGTTCATAGTGCCAAATATGATACCCTTCCCCTTTACAAGTTTTTTGTACTTTTTGTCTTATACTTCTTAAATTTACTTGTCGTAAAGATTCAAATATATCTAAATATTCTGACATAGCAATATCTAAATAAGAATTAACAGATGACATAAGTTCTAAATCACCTAATTCATTTGATATACTTAAATTATTTACATATACATCTTTAGCAATATCATCTAAATATATCTGTTTATCTTTTCTTGACAGTGGTAAAGGTATGTTACTTCCATAAGTTTTACTAGGATTAATTCTATTTCTATCTTCAAAAGTCTGTATAGCTGTTTTACATGACTCAGCAGGAAACTTTTGAGTACAAATATAAATACTATTGTCTAGTTCAACTTTCATTTACGCTGTTCTTTTCCACATATGTACTGTAACGGAAGGCTGTAAGTTAGAGTGTGCTGTGCCACCACCAGTAGCATCAGTTGCATGTGCTCCACCACCATTTCCAAGTGAAGTTGTAGTTTTAACAGAACCACTTGAGTTTGTTGCTAATTGACTTATTCCATGTGTGTGTGAAGGTAAATTAGCTACAGTAAGTGTAGTTGTTTCAGCACCTAATTCTTCATCTAATGCATCAAATGTTCCACTAGAATGTTTACCTACTAATACTCTACCTGTTGCGTAAGCTACCCAAGTTCCCATACCTAGTAAAGTTGCTGGGTTTGTAGCAACTGCCATATTAGTGTAAATAGAACCTACTGGATAAACTAAATTATTTATAAAAGCTGCTGATATTGCTGCAGTAGCAGCTGTTACAAAAGCCGTACTAGCTGCTTGTGTTGTATTTGTACCCGCAGAAGCAGTAGGTATAGTTGGCACTCCAGTTACAGTAAGTGTTCCTGCTACTGTTGCATTGTCTGATGCAAAATCTTCATCTGCATCACCATTAAGATCTGCTTTAGAATTAATTGCTGTTCGTACTGTTGTAAATTCTGAATTAAAATCTGCGCCAGAGATAACTTTCGCAGCATCACTGTCCGAAAGTCCATCCTTGCCTGACCAATTGACTGCTAAAGTATAATTACTCATCGTATTTTCCCCTGTAAAGACATTAAAGATAAATCTTGAATTTGAGTATCAAATCCGTTAGAAACAATACTCAAGTTTAATTTTATATTTTTGGCACTACCTGTTAAAGCAGTTTGATATTCTTTTAATCCGAATATTGGTGTAAATTTAGAAGCACCATATAAAGATGTAGATGCACCCCATAAAGCTGTTGTGCCAGATGTAGCAGGTGATAAACTAATTTGAGTTGTAGAAGATGAATTAATACTAAAATCTTTGTACCACCTTAATCCTAATACTGCTCCAGAACCACCTTCTAAAACTAATATCATTTTTTTCAATATAGAAGCGGTATAGGATTCTCCCATTGTAATCCATACAGAACATACATCAGCAGTAATCCCAAAATTAGTAAAAACAACTGCACTACTAACAAACGACATATCGGTATCAAAATATCCTTCATAACCCGCAATGCTTCCATCTTTTTGTCCTACTAATAAACCACTATACAATTCTGTATTAATCATACTAGCAGGTTCTCTGTCATTATCAAAAGTCCAGGTAGTAATTCTTGGTGTTGATTGTGGTGTAGTGTGTTTAAAATCAAAAACATAATTAATATTTTTGTCTACAAAAGACATAATGTAAATTCCTTCGTTTTCTACATAAACAGATTTAACATTAGTGCTTTGACCTATGTTTCTAATAATTGTATCTTTTATATTTAAAGTTAAATCAGTTAAAGGTACTTTATCTTTTTCTGCTGTTCTTAATAATGATCTAAGTCCAGTAGAAGATAAAAATACCAAGTCATCACCAATAGCTTGTACACTATCTCTTGCTACACATCCAATACCACTTATTACTTCATTTAATGCAAGACTAGCTACAGCAGTTGGACTGTCATATATAGCAATATTATTTTTACCAAATATAATAAGTTGTCCATAAAAAGGTGCAATTGCTACAATTTCATCTGTACCCCATATTTTACTTAAATCTAAAACACCAGCATCACCACCATTCCAATCATCGCCATCTAATAAATTTGACCAATAAATTACATCTTTAGACTCTTCTACACCACCACACCATAATCTTCCATATTTTCCCATACCACAACTAGGGTTAAAAGTTGTTACTGTTTGTGGTTTAGTAGAAGGTGCAACTAATGCATTATCAAGATGATGTATAGCAGTAGTGTTAGCTACACCTCTAGTACATCCAGTAAATGTTGTAGATGATTTTCCCGTATAAGAAATTATTTCATCGTCAATAATTATTTTTCCAGATGTTGCATATCCAGATGTGCTATCTACTGTAATAGTAGCAAGAGTAGGATTTGTTTTTATTTCTATTATTGTTCCAGATGTTCCTGTAATTACTTCTATTACTAATCCAGTGCCAATACCTAAAATAGCATTTGCTGTAAACACTTCACCTACTGCTGGACTAGAATCAGCACCATTAAGATTAAAATTTGTGTCACCTAATGCTACAATTTTGTATGACTTACCTTCTTTCATTTCATTAGCAGCACTAGACAATAAATCTCCAGCGTTACCACCTGTTACAATAGAAGTAAAGATGTCATTTACTTTTGCATCTACATTTGCACCTGCTAAGAAAAAATTAGTATTGCCAAGTGCTGTAATTTTATATGTTTTAGCTAATGCTATATTAGGTGCTGTTATTTGACTAGCATTTGCAAGATTAATAGCAGTACCAGCAGTATAATGAGATGACCATTTAACATTAGAACCTAAAGAACCATCATATCTTTGTGGTGAAACACCTGCATGAAAACAATGTAATCTATTGTTAAAATTTACAAATTGCCAATTACCAGTTGAATTAGATACTGTATGTTTAACGTCAGCACCACTACTTGGAAACGCTGCATTAGGTGAAGTAAAATCTACTGTATATATAGAAGTACCATGACTTGCAAATATTTTATTAGTGCCTTGATCGTTATGTTCTATCATTGAACCAATAGCTACGCCAGTAGGTACAACTTTTTGTTTAAAACCTTTTCTAAATGATATTCTTCCAGACTCTCTAAGAACTACATTATCAGCAGAAGTTAAATAAGAAGGATCTAATGTTGCAGGATTATCTTGGGTATTTAATCCATTAACACCAAAGTTAATTAATGGTTGATATGTTAAAGGCTTAGACACTTACATACCAATCTGTTTCATATCGAGTATTACCACTATCTAAAATAATAGCTTGTTTGAGTGCTTCATTAGCCTCTCCTGCCATTAAACTAGATTGTGTTCCACCATCTTCACCTCGTTCTGCAATTGCCCTGGCCCACGCACCCAAGATTACTGGTTGTGAAGGAACTTTTAAAACTGTTGCTGCGGCTGTTAAAGTATCTTGATGTTTTATAATATCAAATGATAAAGTATGAGCATCTGTAGGAACTGGCGATAAATCTATTTTTAAATTATTAGAAGCATCACTACCATTAAAAGCATAGTATAGAGGCTCACCAGTATCGTCTGTAGGGTACTTTACTGTATTAATGTACACTCGGCTTACCTGATTTAAATGAAGGCCTGTATCGTTGTTTATAGCATCTAAGATTTTAATTTCTTGACCAGAAGATAAATTGTAATTTTTAGTTCCATTAACAGTAGATATATTAACTGTTTCTCTAAGATTAAGCCAATCATGTCTTTCTTCAACATGTCTTTTAGAATCATTAATTAAAGAACCTATAACTTTATGATAAGCCGATATTGTTCCTGAATCATTAATATTACCAGACCAATCAGATGTAATTGTATCTTCTCTAAGTCTTATAAGAACTTGATTAATTAACTCTCTATATGTCATAAGCTATCCTTTAATTATATTTCCCCAAACAGAGGCTTTACCTTTTACTATATCTACAACTTCTACTTGAAAATTTCCATTATCAAAAAAAGTTACAATTCCAAAAGCATGATTCCAGTTATGTAATCTACCTTTAAGCCAGGTG